ACCCAACTTATCCGATGCCATCGACCTCCCCGACACCCTCACCCTCAGCGATGGCACCCAAACCGACTTTGTTGTAGACGTTTACCGTCCCACCAAGCGTTATTTGAGAGTAGTGGTAGTACGCCCCACCACAACCACCACCATCGAATCAATTTGGGCTATTCGCTACAGCCTCCGCCGAGCCAACCTAGATGCCAACACCACCACCGCCCAAGCCGCTACATTATCTATTAGCCCTGATGAAGCAGTATAATTAAAAATTAACCATTAATTATTAACTATGTCTCTGCAAATGATTTCACCACCAACTATTGAGCCAGTCACGTTAGCTGAAGCAAAACTCCACTGCCGCATCGACCATCCTGATGAAGATTCACTCATCACCAGCTTAATCATCGCCGCTAGGCAGTGGCTAGAGCTAGCCACCCGACGGAGCTTCATCACCCAAACCTTGAAACTCAGCCTCCCCGGTTGGCCCCAAACCATCCAACTCCCTCACCCCCCGCTACAATCCGTTTCTAATGTAGCCTACCTAACCTCAAGTGGGGAAACAGTGATAGTAGAATCAGCTAATTATACCGTTATTTCAGCGTGTGAACCGGGCGAAATTATACCAGCTTATAGCCAATCTTGGCCTAGCACCAGTCTTGCCCTTGGCTTGCCAGTCCAAATTGAATATCTGGCTGGTTATGGGGACACAGCCGATGCCGTCCCCCAACTTTATCGCCAAGCCATCCTCTTGATGGTCGCTCACTGGTACGAAAATAGAGAGGCCACACTACCAATAAACCTCCGCACCGTCCCCTTTGCGGTTCAAAGCATTATCAATATCGACCGCATCCCACCCATTAGAAATCAGGTAGCCTAATGCCCGCAGGCAGATACCGCCATCGCGTCACCATTCAACACGCTGTTGATCCACAAGACAGCTACGGCCAACCCCAACAAAATTGGGTTGACCTAACCACAATTTGGGCTAGTGTTGAGCCACTGGTGGGTAAGGAGGGCCACAGTAGCGAGGATAACCAAGTACTTGCCCAAAACACCACCCTCATTAAAACCCGCTATAGAGGGGAGATAACAACCAAAATGAGAGCTTTATTCAAGGGGCAAGTCTTCAATATTACCTCAATACAGGACATCAATGGGCGAGGCAAGGAATTTCACTTATATTGTGAGAGGATAGAGGGCCATGAGCAATGATTTTAGCCTAAAAATTGAAGGCACAGACGAAATTATAGCCAAATTAAGGCAAATTGGAGCAAAAGCCACTGATGTTGCCACCGATGCAGTAATGGCCGGGGCAGAAATAGCCCGAGCTGAGGCCGCTAAAAAAGCTGCTCAAACCAGCAAAAAACTAGCAGACGGTATGCTCAAAGAGCCAGTTACCACCACATCAGATGAGGCCGTAGTCAAAGTCGGACCCGATAAAGAGCTATTTTGGGGTATATATTTTGAATTTGGAACTAGCCCCCACCACATCACCCCTGACGAAGCCAAGGCCCTCCAAATTACCCTTGACCAATTTGCTAGCAATGTCGACTATTCCGTTGGTTTAGAGGCTCAACCCTTCCTACGCCCCGCCCTCGATACTACTGCGGATGCAGTGCAAGCCGAGATAGCCAGGCAACTGAAGCAGAAGCTAAATTTAGAATGAACATCAAGCAAGCACTATTTGCCCATCTAAAAAATTTGGTTAACGGTCGTATGTACCCCGGTCGCTTACCCCAAGAGCCAACCTACCCCGCCATCACCTACCGCCGCATCAGTGACGCTGGCCTTATGGCCCACGATGGCCCCGGCGACCTCAACACCGCCCGCTTTCAATTTGATTGCCACGGCACCCACGCCCAAGCCGAAGATACCGCTACCGCCATCAAACAAGCCCTAAACGGATTTACAGGCATAATGGGCGGAGCGGGAGGCGTAGAGATACACGGAACATTTTGGCAAAACACACACGATGCGTTTTCCGGGAAAACAAATATAGACAAAATTTCAGTAGATTTTAAGATTTTATACAAGGAGTAAAATTATGAGTTACACAGGCGGTTTTGGAGTAGAACTAAAAATTGGTTCTGCCCCGAAAAACTCCAGCCCCACATTTACTACTGTTGCCCAAGTCCAAAAAGTGGGCGAATTTGAAAGTGAATTGGTAATGGTTGAAGTTACGGGGAATGATGCAAATAATGGCGATGAGGTATATACCCCTACTGGTAAAAAGAAGAAGAAAGTTCTTGAATTACAAATAGGTTTGGATATGAATCAAGTTACTCATGCCCATAACCCAGGCGGGTTGTTACATGCTCACAACAACGAAACGTTGTTAGCCTATCAGCTAGTTTACCCAGATGATTTAAAATCAACGTGGACATTTGATGCCTACGTACAAAAATTTGGCATGGGGGCTGAACAAGAAAAAGAATGGCAAGGCAAAATTAGCCTAAGAATCACAGGCACAGCCAATTTTTCCATCACCCCCCCCGCTCCATAACCTAATTTAAAAGTCCCTACCTTTGGGGGGGATTTAGAGGGGGCAAAACCATTAACCATTAATTATTAATTATTAACCATTAACTATTAACCATTAGGAGAAAATAATGTCAAAAGAAACACCAAAAGAAACAGTAAAGTACTTAAACAGAAATGATATTTTAGGAGCCAACGATTTACCCATAGAAGATGTCGTAATCCCCGAATGGGGGGGGTGTGTTGTCCGTGTAAAAACCCTCACGGGTGCAGAACGAGACGCTTTTGAAGATTTTATCACCAACCGCGACGGCAAAAAATCAAAAATCACTACCCAGGATGCCAGAGCCAGATTAGTGGCCCGCACCGTAGTAGATGAACAAGGCAACCTGATGTTTACCCCCGATAAATACGAATTTAGACGAGGTAAACGGACCTACGTCCCCGGCGATATACCCGCCCTTACTAAAAAATCTGCTGCAGCCCTCGACCGTATCTTTAGCGTTGCCATGCGCCTCTGTGGCATGAAACAAGAAGATATTGAGGAAATGACCGAAAATTTTACCGCAGGCCAGAGCGACGATTCTACTTTAGATTAGCTAGGGAATTGGGCTGGCCCTCAGTTGCATGGGGCTTACAACGCATCAGTAGCCACGAACTAGCCGAATGGCAAGCCTACGCTCAAGTCGAGCCATTCGGCGATGAGCGAGCCGATTTAAGAGCGGCCATCATCGCCTGCACCATCGCCAACGCCCACCGCGACCCAGAGCAACACCCAGAGCCATTTACCCCCGCAGATTTTATGCCTCACTTTGGTTTATCAAACCAAACCGAAGCTGAAGCAGGGCAAAGCATCGAGCAACAAATGGCCTTGCTCAATGTCTTTATGCAAGCATACTCATAACAATGGACACAAAATACCTTTGGCAGCCATTCATTTTGTGTCCTTTTATCCATTTTAAATAATATGTCTACAATCGGCACACTATTCATCAGCATAGGCACAAAATTAGACGGCCTCCACAGTGGTCTCAATAGCGCCAACACAATGGTTAACCAGGCTAAAAATAAATTTTCTGCCCTAGGTTCAGCCATAAAAACTGGTCTAATTGGGGCCGCTGGGGCTGGCGTTGTTGCCTTGGGTGCCTTGGGTGCATCAATTACCAATACCTCATTGGAATTGAGCGATTCTATGAATCTCATCCAAGCCCGCACCGGAGCCACCACGCAAGAGATGTCACAGTTTCGCGATACCACTGTCGATATCTTCAATAAAAATCTAGGCGATAGCCTAACCGACGTTGCCAATGCCATGGGCACCGTCAAGTCGATTACCCAGTCCACCGGGGACGAACTAGAAAACATTGCCACCGATGGCCTAATTCTACGCAAGGTTTTTGACAAGGACATTGGCGAGAGTGTCCGAGCCGTTGACACGGCCATGGAAACATTTGGCGATACATCCACCGCCACCTTTGATATGATTACGGCTGTCATTCAGCGTACCGGCGACCCCGCCGATGACCTGCTCGATACAGTCAACGAATATGCCATTGTTTTTGACCAAGCAGGTTTTTCATCACAGCAATTCTTTGGCATTTTAGAAAGTGGCCTCAATGCTGGTGCAATGAATTTTGATGTAGTAGCCGATGCAGTCAAAGAATTTCAAATCAGAATCGTTGACGGTAGCGATACCACCACCGATGCCCTAAATGAATTATTTGTAGCCGTTGGCGAGGGCAATCAAGAGATTGTCGACCTGCAAAATGAACTAGGAGAGACTACATTTGCCTTAGCCGAAAACCAAGCCGCTTTAGAAAATGCTGAAGGAGCGTATGCGGCCAGTCAGCAAGTGGTTGATGACCTAGGCCGAGCTTTAAAAGATGCACAACAAGAGCTAAAAGGGCTTGCCAGCCCCAATTTGGCAGGTATGGAAGCATTTGACAATCAACTATTTGATTTAGAAATGCAAGCCAAACAAGCCAAACTAGCCTTATTAGATACCGTCAAAGGCACAGATGCCTACGATGCCGCTAAAGCCAATTTAGAAGCCATCAACACGCAGATGGACCGCATCAGCCTAGAACGGGACCTAACCATCGAACCCCAACTACGTGCCATCGAGCAAGCCGCAAACGCAGCTACAGGCAGTGGGGGCAGTGGGGGGCTTGTTACCTTTGAAGAAGCGATGGCCCGCATCACCCACAAAAAAAACGAAATAGCTGAACTTGAATCAGCCTTTGCCAACGCCACCGCAGAAATGGAAGCTAACGGCTCCCAAGTAGCAGCCCTCACCGCCATTCAAGATGATTTAGTAGCCAATATCGCTCAAATTGAGGCCAGTTTAGAAAGTGCAGATAATCCAGCCAAGCAATTTTTAAGTGGCCTATCGGATGGTAGTCTCACTGGCGCCGATGCAATGAGCCAAGTCATTCAAAAATTACAAGAGGTTGAGGACCCAGTTCTACAAAATCAAATTGGCGTTGCTTTATTTGGCTCATTATGGGAGAATCTAGGCCCCCAAGTTATTTTAGCCCTCGACCCTGCTCAAAATGCCTTACAAGGCTTCGAAGGGGCAACCAAAGCCGCAGGCGAAGCAGTTAATCAAGGATTAGGCCCAGCGTGGGAAACGTTCAAACGTACCGCCATCACTGCTCTATTGCCACTAGGCGACCTAATCGCCACAACTATGAGCCTTGCTATCCCCTACCTAGTTATGTTTGGTGATTGGTTAGCCGTTGTCCTACCCGATGCCATTGCCACCTTAGAGGGCTGGATTACCAATACCATTCTCCCCGCCCTCACCAATTTTGGCAATTGGTTCATAAATGAAGGCTGGCCCGCCCTCCAATCTCTCCTACAGCCCATTCTAGCCCAATTAATACCAGGACTCATCCAAATCGGCGAATGGGCTGGACAGTTAGCCACGGCGATCCTCCCCTTACTCTCCCAAGCTTGGCAGTGGATGGCCGATAATATGAATATTATCTTGCCTGTTTTGGGAGCCGTTGGGCTGGCTGTTATGGCCTTTACCGCCCCCATTAGTTTGGTAGTTGCTGGGGTAGTGGCTCTAGCCACCGCTTGGGCTAACAATTGGGGGGATATACAAGGCAAAACCGCCACCTTTGTGGCTTGGTGGCAAGCCAACGTTCAACCCACCATTGACGAAGCTTTTGCTTGGATTGTAGACATTGCCCTCCCCGCCCTAACCACTGCTTGGAATATGGCTTGGGCAGGGGTACAAGCCATTATTGAGCGGGTATTCCCCATCATTAAATCCTACTTCCAAATGTTCCAAGCCGCTTTCAGTGGCGATTGGCATCTATTTGGTGAAAAATTGCGAGAAGTTTGGGACGGGGTTTGGGCCTTAATCGCTGATGTTTTAGCAGGCATCGGGGCCACATTCATATCTCTAATGGACACCGCCATCGCCAACCTAATCAATTTTATCTTCAATACCGACTGGGCCAGCGTAGGCTGGGGTATCATCGAGGGCATTGCCTTAGGCATCAGCAACGGCATCAGCCTCATCGAAGACGCTGCCACTGGAGCGGCCCAAGCCGCATTGGATTCAGCCAAAGGATTCCTAGGTATCAATTCCCCCTCAACCGTTACCGAAAAACTCTTGGGTAATAATATGGTCGGGGGCATTGTTAGAGGGTTAGTTGCAGGTCGCTCATTAGTTAGCGGAGCAATGGAGAAGCTGGTCGGGGGCAATATGGTCACGGGCCTTGTCAATCGCTTGGGTGAAGGGCAGAAAAAGGTACAAGGGGCAATTGCCAACTGGACACCGGGTAACCTTCAAAATAGAGGCCACGCACCGGCCACAGCTTCTACCCAAGCCCCAGGTCAAAATGTAGTATTTGAATCTGGTGCAATAGTGGTCCACGTTGGCAACGGCGACCCCAACACCGTCACCAACGCCACCGCCAACGGAGTGCTACGGGCCCTGCGAAGTAGGGGGCTACGCTAATGTATTATTTCTATAAATTTGGCTCCACCATCCTACCCACCGCCCGCCCCACCGATGACCTTTCTACAGGCCAAGCAGTTGCCCCCACCATCCAGTTACCGGGCGGGGGCAACTTTGACCCCACAGGTTTTGAAACTGCCCCCCGTGGCCCGCTTACATTGTCCATAAGTCGGGTTGTTTTCAATCAGGCCGAATTTGAGCATTTGCGGTCATTTCGCGGCCAACGCCAAAAACTGTGGCGTAAGTGGAACAACGGTCGAGAGGATTGGACGTGGGCTAGGTGTTTGGGCGTATTTGCCACACGCACCAGCGAACACCGCAACCTTATCGAGATTGATATCTCCTTTGAGATACTATCGCCCAACTGGTACGGAGCGAATCAAATCAGCCAAGGCGGGTCATTTAGTGGGGGTACGGCCACCATCACCGCCACTAACCAAGGCAATTGCTACATTAATAATGCTCTAATCCTAATCACCGTCCCCGCCACCGCCACCGCTACCACCAGCTTGACCATCACCAAAACCGACCAAACCGAGCTACTTTACACCAACACCCTAGCCGCCACCGATAACCTGATTCTTGACTGCGGTATTCGCTCCATCCACAAAAATGGAGCCGATGATTATCTTAATTTCAACCTTGGCTCTAGCCACCGCCTAGCTGATTGGTTGCGTATTGAAGAAGGCTCAAACACAATCCAAATTACCTTTGATGGCTCAGACCTAGACATTTACCTAAACTACTACGATGGATGGATATAATTATGGAATTTTGGACCGATATACTTAATAAAGATGATGAAAAACAAGGTGATGGACCCATCACCACCGCCACCAGCCTTAAAATCACCACCGCAATGGACCGTGCTGGGGATTTTGAGCAACAGATGCCAGCCGCAGACCCACGAGCTACTCTTATCCGCAACAAACGACGAGGGCGATTTTGGGGTATCCTAAACGACCAACTCACCGAGTTTGGTGGGGGCGGTATCATTGATGGGGTAGGCTTTTCTGTGGCAGGCAAACAAACAATGCTCCACATCGCAGGGTCAGATACCATCCGCGACCTAAAACCCCGTTCTGTTGGTTTTCTCAAAATTCCCAATTTACCCATTAATGAGGCCCTAACGCTCATTATGGACTTTGCTCCCTATGGCTGGAGCTATAGTATAGCCCCCGATGTATCAGGGCTAGTATACGCCCGTTTTGCTGGAGAGAATGTTTTGCAAGCTTTAATCGCCGTTTGCGACCTTTTAGGCATTCATTTCTACCTCAATGGCTATAAATCCCTTCATTTTATAGCCGCCCCCACCCCCGCCAACGTGCGAGCTATCCAAGCCACCGACCTTGCGGCCATTTACGATAAGCCAGAAATATGCCTCATCAAATCGCTAAAGGTCGATGAAGATTCCTACGAACAAGTAAATCGCATTTACCCCTTCGGCAACGGCAAAGGCGATGCCCGCCTCACCCTCAAATACTGCACCCGTACCCCACCAGCAGGCTATACCCTCAACATCGCAGAAAACTACATCCAATACGATGCAAGTGTAAACGAGAATGACATTATCGAGCAATACCTAGCCTACAAACACATTGGCCCCATCTCCCACAGCTACCCCGACCTAGAAAACGCTGCCAATGTCTTATTTGACCAGGCTTTGTTGCAACTCAAACGCAACGCCCAGCCGTATCAGAGTTACAGCTTGGAAGTGGTTGGCCTCAATAAAATCCTATACCCAACACAACTAATTCGGGTGGTCTATCGTGAAGTGGTTGACAACTACACTGCCACCAACGTTGACGCTGACCTAATCATTCTCCAAACCACCACCACCATTGACCAAAATGGTGTGGCCACCACTAACCTGTTGGTAGCCACCACCGACCGTTGGCCCAAAAACGACGTTGAGGAAATAGCCGCTCAAATGGCCGAGGGCCACACCGATACTTTTCACCCCCTCCGCTCCCTCACCCACTCACCCGTAGGCCCTAGCAACGAGCGAATGAGTCCCACCAAATCTGCCGAATTTGATTGTGAGATTGGTGTGGAAGTGGCTGAAATCAATAGTGCCTTTTTGAAATTTAAAACAAAACCATTGGTTACTAACATAGCCACCCTTGAAGCCGCTCAAGAGATTATTACTAATACTGCCGATGGTGGAGCTACAACAGCCACATCTGCTGCAGGTGGAGGAGCTGCCCCTACCTCAGAAGGCGGGACACCGCACAAACACACAATGGTATTACACAAAACCTTAGATACCACAGGCTTAACTACATTATACTGGCGTAGTTCCACTGGAGAAGTTTGTTTAGTTGGCTCCGGTGCCAATGAAACATTTGATGCCCTTGATGCTGATGCAGTCCATCAACACATAGTCAATATCCTCGAACATTTCCACGTTGTTCAGATACCAGACCATAAACATCAATTTATTATTCCTGGACACACACATCCAGTAATTTATGATTTATTGAGTGATACAGACCATCCTCAAAACATTTCACTTTTTATAAATGGAATTGACGTAACAGAAGAATTGAACGGTCCTTGGGCCTTAACCAACGAAGCCGTAAATGAAAAACTAGACATTAGAAACTACCTAGCTAACGCCCCCGGCGGTATGTGGCAAACCCACACCATTGAATTTAGGTGTACCGCAGGCAAAGGCACAATCAACGTTGAAATTAACCGCGTCCTGACCCTAGAGGCAGTAGCCGCGTATGAATCAGAGGGTGGGATGGGTGGGCGAAAGGAGTTTTCTTTTATACCATTAGTTTTTGCCTAGCCACGAGGCAAAAACCCTCATTTTACGTTATTTACCAAATTTTGATTTTTGGGGTATAATTTATCTTGACACTTTTCACATTATGTGATATAGTACTCATAATAAAAAAAATACCCCAAAGCTACTGAGAATAGCTTTGGGGTTACTACTGAATTACGCTAGAAAAAGGCGTGCTAGGTTTACTAGAGCTGCTAACAGATGCATTGCTGCAGCTAAAACATTAGCAATGCCTTTTTCTTCTTTTAAATACCGAATGAATCTACCTATCAATGATTTTATTTGTTTAATCATTTGGCTTTTATCACCTCCTTTCATCAGTATTTTTTTGTTAAGATTACACATCACCTTCTTTTATAAACCACTGTATATAGTGGGTTCAGCTAACAAAACACAATATGTAGTGGGTAGCTAGTAACATTATATACTATTATCCTTATTTACACAAGAATAATGCTGTAAACTAAAAAAACCATAGCTTAATGCTATGGCTTCAATTTACTCATAAAAAAACTCGAATGGATAAATCAAAGCCAACTACCCACCTTAGTTTTTGTTAGCCCCTTTATCACTTCAAGTAATCTAATATTCAATTAAAATCATTAAAAACAATGGTGGGAATTGCTTTTAATGTTACTGGCATCAGTTCTCCTAAGATATCCAAAATAGATTAATTGATATACTACCTTAGACAAATAACATTTTACCATAACCCATTTCTAATGTCAAAAAACAACCACCACTTTAGAACAAGTTTTCTTTATCTTACCAAATTAGCCAACCCAATTAAAAATTAACTATTAACCATTAAAAATTATCCCCCCAACCCTGCCACAGCTTGCCGCTATCCCCATTGCCCCGCCGAGGCCCAAGCGAGCCTACCGCCAAGTTACCACTCCACCCAAACCCCCTAGCCACCAACATCCCCACCCCATCCAAACGGCCCCCTTGTTATCCGTGAGCGGCAACTTGTGGCCTAGCTACAGGTCGCAGTGGCAAAGCTCCGCACAGAGGCCACCCCCAAACAAACCGCCCTCCTACCCTACCCACATTTCCACAACAAAAAAAACTCCGCTACGCTCCATTTTTTTATTGTTCCAATGTGTGGTTGTTTCCCCTGCACTAAAAATAGCTTTCCAAACCCACTACCATATTGCCCCTTCACTCCGATACCTCCGTTCAGTGGCAAAATGGTAGTAAGTGGCTTATAGCACAAGCAAAACCCCGCCACAAGCCACCCCCCAAACAAACCGCCCTCCTACCCTACCCACATTTCCACAACAAAAAAACTCCGCTACGCTCCATTTTTTTATTGTTCCAATGTGTGGTTGTTTCCCTTGCACTAAAAATAGCTTTCCAAATTCACCACCATATTGCCCCTTCACTCCGTTCAGTGGCAAAATGGTTAGTAACTACAGCACCAGTAAAAAAAACACCAACAGCAACCCCCTCCAAACACACCTAGCACCTACCCCTGCCCCTTGCCGCCCCGCTAAAACACAACTGAACGCTGTGTTTTACTGCGGGGCTAGGCAAAGGGCAGCTATTGCGTTTATGTTCTACCCACAGGTCGCTCCCCCACCCGCCGTATGCCGCAAGCGGCACACGGCCACCTGCAACGCCACCCACAAATCGAATAAAAAAAAGGTGGTTGATAACCAACCACCTTTTTCCTTTTTGTGTGCCACCTCCTAACTAGCAAAATTACGCCGCAATAGATGTTGCCCAAGCCGTAGCATTAGTGCCGCCAGGTAAACCATTAACACCATAAATTTTCATGTAATAGATTGTTCTGGCAATCGCAAATAATTGTTCGCCAGTTGTCATTGGTGCATCAGTAGCATAAGCCAATGATGTTGGAGATAAAGAGACAAATGCCGCATTAGCAGCTTCCGTATCCCAAGCGGCTTGCTCAGCAGCACTTAAGGCCGCATAAGCGGTACGGACATTGGCAATCTCGGTATAGGCATCGCCCAACATTCGCTTAACTAAATAGGCGTTCCATTGAGATGTTTGCAAAGCATCGCCATTTTTAGTAGCAATAGTTTGAGTACTCATAAACTTCTTAATCTCTGCTACAGTAGTAATACCAACTACACTCACAGAATTTTGAGCACTACCAGTTAATTGCCGATTGTTGCCTTGTTGTATTGTCTGCGGGTTTGTTGGAGGGACAAATTTTCTAGCACGTCCCCGCTTATCAAAAACCCAATTTTCAAATTTGCCACTAGCTTCCACCGATGCTAATGGATATCGTACTCTAGCCATAAATCACCTCCTGTGGTTATAAGGGCTAAAAAATTAAAATAAAAAATTAAAATAAATCATTTAAAGGCACTTGACACAATTCAAGCACCAAGAATCTGGCTACTGCATGAGCTCTATTTTTGACATCCAAGTGTATGAAAATATTTTCCAAATGACTGCGGACTGTCCAAATACTAATATTTAAATCAATAGCAATCTGGTCATCAGTAAAACCTTTAGCCACTGCTCTCATAATCTCCTCTTGCCGAGCAGTTAATATTAAATTTTTACCAGCCACTTTTTACCTCCATCAAGCGACAAAACAGAAACCATTGTCTATATTATACTATAAATTTAATTTTAATGGTATGGCTAAAAATAGCCATTTTTAAGCTTTCCACAAACAAACACGGAGGGTACACGGAGGAAGAAACCTATTTTTTGTCCTACACGTTCCCTACTATCAAAATCCTCATCTATATTATACCAGATAATCCCCAATTATTAAACATCAACTACCCACCATCCACCATCCACCATCCACTATTCACTGTTTTTATTTGGAATAATTAAACAACCAGCAACACCCATAACATCCCCCCAGGCACCGAGTCTCCATTTCCCTAGCGGCGTTGCATCAAACGCATCATCTACAACACGCAACCCCTCCCCCCCTGCAACAACCCTACTCAAACCACAAGCAAATTTTCCTTCTATCCTCTGGTATGTCGGGGTGGGAGCTAATATTTATTAAAGCCACCAAATCCCCCCCCAAACATACTACCCACAGCTTCTCCACATCCACCCCACCCACTCCATACCAGCTATTGCCCCCCACCAATGTCCGAGCCACAGGGTTTTTAGGGTGGGGGGCAACCCGCTTTGATTGCGCCAAAGCGGGGCAAACCGCAGGTATCCAATCGCCTCCTATCCTACCCCACATTAGGAGTAACAACCATTCTTTAGGTCGATACCATATTTTTTGGTGGCACGCCACAGGTCGCCCCCATTCCCCCTGCCCCGGCGTTTGTGTGGCTGACCTTGCCCGCAGGGTTGTTGCTGTAGCGTGGCTTTCAGCCGTGCAAGTTTTTTGATGTTAATCGAATCGGTTCTACGCTGAGGCCAAAAAACTGTAAGGTGTAGAAACAAACCCCATGCCTCACGTTACCAGCCCCTGTCATGGAATCAACCCCAAAAACAACTTAGCCACCTTAAATTTTTTTTTGTTTCCTTAACCATCCTTTTCAATGCAGAGGCCACTTGCCACGCCCCCAAAAAATATGGTGATTTCTATAAGTAAATTTTATTTTTATTTTTTAGCAAAGGAGTTTGTTTATGCCAAGTAAAAAAAATGTTCGTTTCCTGATTTTCTCTGCTTTTCGTGCTGGTGGCCTCCGTGCTGTGTCGCTCCGTAGCTCCACCCGCTCCCGTTCTGGTATTGTGTTGGTTGCTGTGTTTGCCTGTCGCCATCGGGCCGCCGCTTTTGCCCGTCGTTGGGCTGGTCGTTTAGGTGTGGGGGTGTTTGTTAGTTCCCATCCTGCGGGCTTCGCCGTTTCTGTGCCTGTCTCCCTTCCTTCATCCCATCCCCCGCATACATTTGGGTTATTATTGCCCATATCTGGGGGGGTGCGTGGCTTGCTCCGTTTATTGGGCTGGTCAGGTTTGGGGGTGTGCTAGTGGGTAGCCCTGTTTTAGTTGGCTTCACTGGGGGGCGGTTATTGCCGCCCCGCTTCGCTTCGTTAGTGGGGCAGGTTGCCGCCTCTGTTGTCGCCAGTGGCCGCCGCCCTGCTGTCGGGTGTGCTAGTGGGGCAGATTTAGCGGTACGCCAAGCCGCCCCCGGTGCGTTAGTGTTCAAGGCCGCTAACAATTCCGCCCCCGCTTTGGTTCAGCGTTCCCAAGCTATGGTTAAGGCGGTGGCCGCTAGTGCGGCCACTGGCCCCGGTGCGTTGGTGTTTGGTTTCCCTGCTGGCCCGTGTCCCTCTGGTATTGCCCCCGCCACCCGTTGGCGGTCGGGCCGTACCCCTTCGGGCACATGGTCAACCTTAGCTTTTGCTACTGGTCTTGGTTTACCCGTTGTTGTGTTTTGGTGTGGGCAGTCTGCCCCCCGCCTTCCCCGTTGGCGGTCGGGTGTTTGGCGTGTTGCTGTAGTTGCTGGTGTTTCCACACAAGCATGGCGGTGGCATCCCGCCGCCGTGCAAGCTAGGTTATTTTAATATTTTAATTCAAATTCTATTTATAATATAAGGAGATTCTTATAATGAGTACAAGAAAATTGTCAGACAAGGCCCAAGCCGCCTTGGACGTTGTTATACAAAAATTCAAATCTAACAATTTATCGGCTTTTGTAAATGTGTTGGCTTTTCAATTAGACCCAAACGCCCCCGCCGCTAGTTGGTCATTCGGTAATCAAATTTTGGCCTTTACCCAAAGCGAGCAACTAGACAACCGAGGTTACCGCCAATGGCAAAAAGTAAAACGTCAGGTTAAAAAAGGAGCAAAGGCTATTTTTATTTTTAGCCCCCTTACCTTCAAAGTTGAAGATGAAAATGGCAAAGAAAAACATATTTGTACAGGTTTTAAGGCTACCCCCGTTTTTTCCATTGAGGACACCGAGGGAGACCCCCTACCAAGTTACACCCCCGCCACGCTCCCCCCCTTAGCAGACGTAGCCGCCAAAATGGGGATTGATGTAAAATATTGCCCCGTACCTGCTGACCGTTTAGGAGATTATACGCCGAGTTTGGAACGGATACGATTAGGCACAAAAGAGGAAGCGATTTGGTTCCACGAACTGGCCCACGCCGCCCATAAAAAAGTAGACGGCCAATTGAAAAGGGGGGAGAATGCAAGCCAAGAAACCATCGCCGAGCTATCCGCCGCAGTTTTGATGGAGTTATACGGGTTACGCGACCACACTGGCAACGCTTGGAAATACATCTCCCATTACAACGCCGACCCCCTAACCGCCATCATGAAGGCCACAAGCAAAGTGGGTGAAATACTGGCTTTACTATTAAATACGCCAGAAAATACCCTGATTAACACAAAAAAAGACACAATTTAGGGTGTCATGCTTGCTAAATTGTGTCTTTTGTACTATAATACAGGTAATTAAATATTAAAAAAAGGCTTGTGAGTGCTACTAACACTCACAAGCCCCAAAACCCTAATTAAATGAAAGGATTTTATCATGCATAATTTAATAGTACCACAAGTTAAAACGCTTGTCAATTTTAACCGTTCCGAAAAACTTTGGCAAGCCATAGACCGAGTTACAGAGGCAATTATTAAAAATTTTACCTCTGGACAACCCGCTAAACGGGAGGCTCAACTATTTGCCTTGAGCCAGGACTGGCCCGAACTAGGCGAATTAATCACCGCCACCATAGAGGCCAACCGCTTCCACCCCGAAGCCGCAGACATAGAAAAACGTTGCTTAAAAGCTGGTCTTATGCTCCAGCAAGGAAACCTACTTCCCCCCTGCTCCCCTTTAGACCCACTAGCTTACAATTGCGAATTAGCACGTTGTTTAAGCGAGCGAGAAAAAACGCTCACTTATGCAATCTGTTGGGATAGCATCAGCAACGAAGATTTTAAACTGTGGTGTAGCTGCACCGACTTTACCGCAGGCGATTACCGCCGCCGCTTTGGTACATCTCACCCCGAAAAAGGCCGAGGTGCCCCCACCAGACAAGGCCAGACAATGTGCAAGCACATTTTTGCTTATCTATTTGCCGCAGAACTAGCCGAGCCAGACCAAACCTAACCAAACCCTAACCAGTGGCACGGCCAAGCCGTGCCACGAAAGGAGACTTTTATAATGTCTAGCGCCCAATTTCAAATGATAAGCCCAAATAACAGCCATGTAACATTCACCGTAGAACATGAGAGCATGAGCCATATAATTAAAAACTTACCGCAGTTTGAAAACAAACTGCTTGAAATGGGTTACACCCTCGTTGCTACACCAGTGGCAACGCCACAGATAACCCCACAAGCCACTAACCAAACTGAAGAAGTTTTCACCGTAACCGCTATTGAATATGGCGGTAAGACCAAAAATAATGAGATGTTTTGGAGGGTAAAGGGAGGTAACTTTATGAAATATGGAGTGATGATGTATCCAGAGGCCATCGAAGCCTCCATACTCCCAACCCTAAACCCTGCCGACCCGCCAAATCTCGCAGGCTGGACAGCTTACTATGCAACTAACGGGAACGGTAAACCAAAAATTACCCGCCTAACCCGTAGTTAAAAAAGGACACAAAATACTTGCACCGGCATAAGCGTTTTGTGTCCAGAATAAAAAATGCCTTAGTGGTGTCCTACCACCACTAAGGCAGGGACGGCGAACGACTCTCCGCCCCACTCTAATTATAATCAATTTTTATTAATAATGAAAGGAACGACTAATGAAACACCAATATATACATATCTTTTTTCCAAAAGAACTACAGCCCGGTGATTTAGAAATAATCGCCGAGCCAACCACCACCGAGCCAGGACAAGCTCGACTACAGGCCGCCACCATCGGCGACCCGCAAGGCACAACCAGCCGCCCGCTTTTCTCAGCCTCTTTAGCCAAAATTGGCTATGTGGCTAATGAAGGCATAGAAGATATTACAGATTTTGAAGATTTTTACTGGCTAATTGAAAATAAACCAGAACCAAACGGCCACTAAACCACCGCCGCCCGTATGCGGCCTACAGCTTACGCCGTTAGGCCACATACGGGCTGATTAGCAACAAATGGAGATTATCATGCAAAAACAAATTATTTTAGTATCTTGTGTTGGAAAGAAGAAAAAGGAAGCAGCCCCCGCCGCCGAGCTATATACCTCGACTTGGTTTACCTTAGCCAGAGCCTACGCCGAGCAATCAGGCCACCAGTGGTTTATCTTATCGGCCAAACACGGTTTAATACCACCGAGCCAAGTTATTAAGCCTTACGAGGCCACATTAAAACGAATGACACGAACCAACCGCCAAGAATGGGCTAATCAAGTCTTTGCTTCTATCCAGAGCAAACTAGAACCCAGTGCAAAAATAGTAATCTTAGCTGGGTTGCCTTACCGCGAATTTCTAACCGACTTATTAACCCAAGCGGGCTACACCGTAGAAATCCCACTAGCCAACTTAGGCATAGGCCAGCAACAAGCTTGGCTAAAATCCCAACTAGGGCAGGTAGAGCCAGAGCCACAGCCACCAGCCGAGCCGCCCGCCCCTACTCAAAAAGTATTCCAGGAATACCCCACCGACCAAGGGTTAAGCCTAGTTCCCCTTGACCTAATCGACCAAAATCCCTACCAACCCCGCTTAGAGCTAAACCCGGTAGAGACCCAAAAACTAGCCCGCTCCATCCGTCTACAGAAAAAAACCTTGCCAAATACGTTGGGTTTGCTTCAAGTACCAGTAGCCCGCCCCGGCAGTGATGGTCGAGTACAACTAGCCTTTGGACATCGCCGCCTAGCCGCCTTCAAGTACAATGATAAATTTCACGGCGATGAATGGGATACTTGGGCCGCAATGCCAATTAAACTAGTGCAGATGACTGATGAAGAAATGTATAAAACAGCCACCATAGAAAACGACCAACGGGTAAACCTCAACGCCATCGAGCGAGCCAAATCGATTGAACAAGGTCGAGAAGCGTTTGGATGGACCTATGAAGAAGCAGGTAAAGTTCACGGCCTCAAGAAAAGTGCTGCCAAAAATTTAACTGACTTACTTAAACTCCCGCTTGACATACAGGAATTAATTGCTAAAGGTCAATTGGCACAGCAAAGTGGTCGCCATCTAGTTCGGTTAATGAAAGAGGAACCACCATTAGAACAAGATTGCATTGAATTAGGTTGTTATATTGCCTTTAATGGTCTTTCCACCAGCCAAGCAGATGAAAGAGTCAGACAAGCCTTAAAAGAAAACTACGAACTAAAACAACTCAAAGCCGAAGTTGCCGCCCTCCCCTGTTTACGTTGCAACAAAAAAGCACTATTTACCAAAGGCCCATTTCATATTAGCCTCATAACCTGCGAAGCCTGTAACGCCAAATATCATGGTCTTGGTGACTATAGGGACTGCAAAGCCGAGATAGAAGCAGAAAAGACGAGAGCCAGACACCGAGAAACCCGTTATTGTCCCAACTGCAACAACTCACGGCTATTCACTGGTGATGAAATGCATCGCGAAATAAGCATCACCTGCGACCAATGCAATAGACAAGCAAGGCCAAATCTGTGGCTTACCGAACCTAAACCCAAAGAAGAATACAAACCCAACGTATATGTAAGCGGTACTTGCCCAAAATGTGGTTATACAAGAGACTTTAATCCTACTCGTCCAATTGTTTGTCCTAAGTGTGGAAAGGAATCGAGCAAAGATGCTTGGCTACAGCAACCAGCCAAGCCAGAGCCACAACCCAACCCCCAACCCCCAACCCCCAACCCCCTCAAATGTCACCTTTGCAACGGCATCATCAACCGCCGCGAGGGAGGCGGATTAAAATGTAATGACTGCGGGCTTGAATGGTCAAACCTCCGCAGATTTAGAGAGGCAAAAACAGAATTTAGCAAAGAAACTGAAACCATCACCGGCCAAAGAGCCAATGAAGCTGAAACCAAAAAACCAACAATCCAAGAAATTTGGGACACCAACAACCGAAAACTAGCTTATGAGATAGTCCCCGACCCTTGGCTCCCTGAACCTTGTGGAGAATGTGGACGAATGCCGCTAAACCTAGAACCCGCCCAAGAAGCTTTCTTAGAACAAATACTAAAGATAAATGATAGTGACCTAGCCACCCTCGATAGAATAATCGAAATAATGAGCTATGCCACTCCCGCACAGCTATTGCAACTCCAAAAAATAACAACCAATGGAGAGAAATTTTTACAAGCAATAAATAAATAAATAAATCAAAAAAGGACACGATTATGGTTGCCGCAGTAACCGTAATTGTGTCCAAAAAACTAACTGAAGAAGAATAAGATATACTGAAGGAGACTAAGTCAATGAATAAAAAACCAAACGAATTACTAGAAAAAATCCGCGATGCCTTTGCCGACCTAGGGGCCCGCACCGCCGAGCTACTATATCAAGCCAACCAACTAGAAGAAGCAGGCATGGCCCACGCCACCGAAAATTGGAAAGATACCGAGGAAACCATTCTAAGGCTAGTACATCACCAAGACAGTCCTTACCGCCAAGCTGGTGGCAAACGTTTGGAGCATATCGGCAAAGACCCCACCAACATCGCTGAGGCCAGAGCCAGAATAGAACGATGGAACGAATGGGAAGAAATTCAAGAAGGATTAAAACAAATCAAAGAAAAGCATCGTGATGCTATGCAAAATTTGGATATGGTACTCTATAATATAAAAGCTATTCAAAAACCGTTGCCTGGTTTTGACTAAAATCAACAAGTTTTTACAGTGGTTCTTTTCTACAGTGGAAACATTTTCATATTTGAATATCACTATTTGACACAGATTAAGATTAACTCTATAATGACCGCATTATTACTGCTGTTTAAGTCTGTGTGTAAGTAGGAGGATGCATGGCAAAGAAAACCCTACGGGCAGATATCCCAGATGAATTATTTTATGCGTTAAAAAGAAAATGCAAGGACATGAGCATTACGTTAACGGATATGATAACAATGACCTCATTAGATTGGCTAGACGGCCCCAATGAATTAGTTATGAGAAATTGGAAAGAAATTGTAGACCGTTTTAATAAACAAAATGAGTAATAAAAAATGCCCAACCGCCTCAGTTTTGACAGGCCGAGCGGTTGAGCAAATCACAGTCACTAAGGACTATATATGTATTATAATCAAAACTCAGATAAAAACAAACCCGATGGTGAAATAAGTAATGAGAATGTATATTCTCAAAAGTTAAAATCATCTTTTGGGGCTGTTTTTTTTGAAATTTCGCCAGTAAAAACATACCTTGATAGCCTTGCACCAGGTTCAAGACGAACCATCGAAGGAGCATTGGCTAGGGTGGCGGGTCTGATTATTTGCCTTAGAAATGGACACAAAACAAGTGACCAGGTACATTGCGATTGTGTCCTCGACCGCAACGGCAACCAAGTGGCCGAGCCAGCTACATTTCCTTGGCACACCTTACAACGCCATGAAGTGAGCTACATCAAGGCAACGTTGACCGAGCGATATGCCCCCGCCACCGCCAACAAAATGTTAGCGGCACTGCGTGGCATATTGCAGGAATATTGGCGATTTGAATTATTAAATACAGACCAGTACCACCGCCTAACCGATGTTAGAAGCGTTAAAGGCAATAGCTTTCTAACTGGCCGTGCTTTATCTATTGGCGAAATAGTCAACTTGTTTGATGTTTGTGCCAGCGACTCCCGCCCCCAAGGCACCAGAGACGCTGCCATTTTTGCCTTGCTTATCGGCTGTGGCCTCCGCCGAGCCGAATTAGTTGCCCTTGACTTAAAAAACCTAACCAAAGGCAACCACTTGCTTGTTATCCAAGGCAAAGGCCATAAAAAGCGAGAAATACCCGTTGAGGGTGGAGCTTATGCCGCCCTAGCCGACTGGCTTCAGCTTCGGAATGAATTAATAGCCATTAACAACTACCAAGCCGTTTTTATTCGGATAGACAAAAGCGGAAACATAAAACTAACCAGGCTCACATCACAAGGGGTATACGACATCTTATATAGAAGGGCATTACAAGCCCGCCTTGAACCCGTTACCCCCCACGATTGCCGCCGAACTTATATTAGTAGCCTGCTCGACCAACACGATATTAGTATCGTTGCTAAATTGGCAGGCCACAAAAATATCCAAACTACCGCCCGCTACGACCGCAGGCCAGCCGAAGCCGCCCGCCGAGCGGCCCAAAGCATCCATATTCCTTATACTAGAAGGTTAAACCAACACAAATGACCTATAAGCAAGAAGAACAACTCATCAAACAATATCTACCAATAGCAACAGACATACTAATTAAAAACGCTGTTGACGTATCAAAACAGGTTAAACAACAACCACTAGCAACCCAATTGGTTAGCCTGGTTAACTGCGACCCTGAGATAGCACTACTAACCATTGCCAAGGCAGTTCGTTTAGAACGAGGCAAACTAATCAAGAAAAATGAAACTAAACGCCGACCTAATCATCTTCAATCTAAATAGCCTACTAGGTAGCATTCACTGGAAAAACGACCTAGTTCTAAGTGCAGGCCGAGCCAACTTCTTCCGCTCCCTAGCCACCAGCAACAAGCAACCAAAACTTGCTATTATTAGCAACACCGGAGCAGGGCTTCACTACTGGCTAAAAAGCGGCAACTTCGGCGAGCCAGAGAAATATCCGAGTGTGGAGCAGGCCACAGCCCGAGCTGAGGCCGTAGCCACTATGATTAATGATTTATGCTATGCACCAGCTTTATATCTATGCCACGCCCACCTTTCAAGGAAAGGCTCATGGTCCCCAACGCCGCCAGAGGTAGAGAATAACCCAAGCTGGTCACACCAATGGTATTTACCCGCACCAGGTATGCTCCACCAAGCCATAGCCGATGCTAAAGCCAAGCCAGAGTATACCTTAGTAATCGGCCACCTTGAAGATATTGAAGAAGCTGCTGATGCTGCCAACTGTCAATATGTAGAAGATGAGGAATTTTTCTTCACTTTCAAGGACGTGGTTACATTTAAATACCGTAGTAGTTTCGTTTACGGTTGGTTAGAAGATGAAGAAAGAATCGGACTAGATATATTTGGTACACTAGCCAGATTTGAGGCTGTAGTCAAAGAACAGTTTTTAAGGTGGATAGAAACTGGGCCGATAGTATTCCAACGAGCGGACGATGATGAGGACATAATAGATTTTACAATTGAGCAGGGCGACCAGATTGCCCATCGAGGATTATACAACCAAATCTATGACCTAGCTATCAACCGCCACTGGCTCAAATACGAATCCGCAGAGGCTCACGCCAAAGCATTGTGTTGGACTAAAAACCAAAATATCCAAGTCACGCTTACTATTGAACTAAGAGAAGCTTACGGCCTCAGCTATGATGAAGCACAGGCCACACTTGAACAGGCAGAAGAATTTAGGAGAAAGAACAAATGAGCGATAATGGTCACGGTCAGCCAATCATCCAGCCGCCCACCATCACGGTAACATTGACTGGTGAACAGGCTCACATCCTAGCTGCAGCTACTTGGCTACAGCAACAGGGTCTTATCATTTTAGAAGCTGATGAGATGCCAGACAAGATAGCAATGACCACCTTCGTACCCGCCCCCGCAGAGCCAGGCGAGATTGTAGACGAGGATTGGCGACCGTATATTTATTTTGCGTGGTGTTCAAATTGTCAAATAACCGCAGAGATTAATGAAACCCAAGCTAAAGATTGGGTGGAAAACCCTGATGTTTGTCCTAGTTGTGATAAACCTACAAATTTTATGATTGAAAGGCTAAACATCAAAACAAATGTATCCGAGATTATAGAAGTATGGCCTAATGAGGGTTAAGGGAGAGGTTATTAATACGTATTATAAATTTAAACCAACTCTGCGAATCGCCAAAAACAAACCTTTTGGCAGGCAGGCCAGTGATTTTTTTTAGACCCATGGCAAATAATGCCAAATCACCTTTTTAAAATAACGGAGAAAACAATGTTTGGAAAAGTGCCATCCGAATTTCAACCGCCTGTAATAAATGATAAATACCTTAATTTATGGACAAAAACCGCTGATGGGTGGGGGCCATACAATGGCAAACCCCACCCAAGGGATATAGCACCAGATGATGTAAATTGCAAGCTTTGTTGGGATACCGGCTTATGTGCTGAATGTTTGGGAGAGTATGGCCCTAATTGCCCTGGCCTTTGCGGTGATGGTCGGTGTAGCTGCCAAAAATAAATGACCGCTTATCCATATTAACGGCCATAATCAAAACACTAACATTGTGATCTAAATGGAGACCTATTGTAATGAAGAATAAAACAAAAACAAGAGCAATATTAATTGGATTTATTTTATTAATTGGTTGGATTTGCAGTGTCCTTTCACCAAATGAAACAAATGATGTTCAAAAATCAATTACGCCAAGAGCTACTACTAAAATTGTTCAATTTTCTACTGAGACACCTAAATCTATCAGTATACGTAGATATACTCCTACTCCCACAGGTACACCTAAACCTACTTCTACACCAAGTAGTGAGTATTACGTTTCATCAGAATCGATGACAGTTGTTTATGACATACCATCCATAATAACTTCTAATAAATCGTTAATAAAACCAAATGTAAAATATGAAATTATAGGACGAAATAAGGATAATACTTGGTATCAAATACTACTAAAAGATGATGAAAATGTACCAATGTGGGTCTATGCTAGAGAAGTTAGTAGCAATGTAGATGATACCAATATTCAAAATATTCCAATTACTACAAGTGCAGAAGATGAAGGACCGTCCACAACGATAGCTAAAAATGAGAATATGGTTACAGCCAACAACGGTAATGTAAACTTGCGACAAGGCCCCGGCACCAACTATAACATTGCCAGTACATTATCACAAGGTGATAGCCTAAAAATTGTTGGGCAATATGAAGATTGGTATCAAGTTGAAACACTTGAAGGCAACACTGCATGGGTAGCAAATTTCGTAGTAGAAACTAATATAGTAGATACTGATATACCTACAATAAGCGATATACCACCAACGCCCGTATTACCTACCGATACACCTGTACCCCAAATACTACCAACAAATACCACAGTTGTTTATAATACGCCTGTTCCTGCACAACATCCTGCTGGAGCTACAGCTATCTGCAACGATGGTACATACAGTGAGTCAAAAAATAGAAAAGGGACTTGTTCGCGGCATGGTGGTGTAAGGCAATGGCTACCATAATTAGAACACACCCATCTAGTCGACAAAAGCCTTTTTTTGTTAAATAGAAGGGGCAGTCTCGAAATGGACACAATTTCAACTGCCGCAGTGACCTAAATTGTGTCCACGAAAATGATAATAATGACAACACTAACTAGAGAGTATTTAGTAAAGAAATACGATTATTACAAATTTGAGGCTATAGAATTTGGTGGCTATATCAGAATCCAACAGCCATTAAACAAAATGTTGGCTGAGTTTGAGAATCATATCAATAGAGATATATGGTTTGATTTAACCGATAAAACACTAGAGATTGAAACCTTTGATAGTGCCGATGCCTTTGCCGATTTAATAATTGATACAATTTTGGACACAATCACAACTGCCGCAGCCACCCAAATTGTGTCCAAAACAAAGGAAAAATTATGGCTGATTCAACAATAGAATGGACAGATGCAACGTGGAATCCCACCACAGGTTGCACCAAAATAAGCCCAGGCTGTAAAAACTGCTATGCAGAACGTATGTCAAAACGCCTAAAAGCAATGGGAGTAAAAAAATACACCAACGCCTTTGATATTGCCCTGCACCAAAACGCCTTAGATATTCCTCTACGGTGGAAAAAGCCGAGAAATATATTTGTTAACTCAATGAGCGACCTATTCCACCAAGACATTTCCTTAGTTTTCATTAAAAAAGTATTTGGGGTAATGCAACGGGCCCACTGGCATCAATTCCAAATCCTAACCAAACGCTCCGAGCGGCTACTCCAGTTAGCAGGCCAACTCGTTTGGCCCGTCAACGTGTGGATGGGCGTTAGTGTTGAAAACGCTGACTATACCTTTAGAGTTGACCATTTACGCCAAACCAATGCCCATATCAAATTCCTATCCCTAGAGCCACTACTAGGCCCGCTCCCAAACCTAAACCTTACCAACATACATTGGGTCATAGTGGGTGGCGAATCTGGGACAGGCTCAAGACTTATCTTAAAGGAATGGGTCATCGACATTAAAAACCAATGTGCAACGGCAAATGTGCCGTTCTTCTTCAAACAATGGGGTGGCACCCAAAAAAAACGCACAGGCCGAGAGCTACAAGGTAGAACTTGGAACGCTATGCCAAAACTAAATGGACACAATCTGGCGTTGCCGGTAACAACAAATTGTGTCCAAACCAGTTTTTTCTAATGAAAGGAACAACTAAACAATGGATAATCTAAAAAACATCACCAAACAAAACATCACCCACGCCGTCTTATGGCTCGCCTACGGCCTCGCCCTAGCCGCCAGCCTCAAGCACGTTGCTTGGGCATTCGGTACACTCGAATTTGAAGGCGAACAATGGAACGGCTGGCTTGCCGCCCTAGCCGTTGACGCAGGGTTAGCCGCCCTTGCCTACGCCATCCAACAGAGGCGTAGAGCCAAGCGACCAGTCTGGACACTCTGGTTAGGCATCGCCTTATTTGCAGGTATTAGTGCCTTTGCCAACTTGTTACACGCCATGGCCGTCCAAATCAACGGCCAACTGGTCACAGTCGCCACCTTCAGCCAAGTGGACGGTCTAGCCCTAGCCAAAGCCATCGTCCTATCCGCCACCTTGCCCTTGCTGGTCGTCTACCTTGGCGAGATAGTTTCTTCAGACGATGCCGTCGCCATCGCCGAAGCCGAGCAAGAAGCCAAGCGCCTTGAACGCCAAGAAAAACGGTCAACCGTCCAACCAAAACAATTGCCCGTCCATATTGAACAAACTGAACCGTCCAATCAACCCGCCAAGCAAAACGGAAATACACAACCAAAAACCGTCCAATCGTCCACCAAAGCCCAAGCAATGGACGTTTTACTAAAATATTTGGACGAACACCCAAACGCCAGTTTATCCGAAGCAAGCGGAATCGTTGGACGTTCAAAATCTACTGTTGGAAATTACATCAAAGAACTGGAAACAGACGGTCAAATATCAAAACAAAATGGTTCAGGCTGGAAAGTCAACCAAACACCCTACCATCCAATTGGAAACTAAATGGACAAGGAAATAAAAAACCTACTTAACCAAATAGTCCAACGCTTGGACAACATAGACGACCGTCTTACCGCAGTCGAACAAGGTGGCCGCAGTCGCAAGTCACTGTTTCAGTCTGCCATTGAAACACCAGCCCGTTGGCTTACAGTCCACGACCCCCAAAATGGAGGCGGTAATAATCTGCGTATAGCAAACAACCTTAAACCCAACGCAGATAGCCCCTACACCAGCAAAATCGCCCAAGTTACTGCCAACATCACCAAACGTGAGTTTGCTGTCATTACCACCAGGGACCAAGCTTTAGGGCTTGGGGTAGGAGGCTTCCTATCTTCTGGCGTCGCCACATTATTGCTAGAATGGCCTTGGCACACACCGTTTACTGTTGGTACAATCGTAGGTGTGGTTGGCTATAGTTTGCTGGTGCTACAGCACCGGCACTTAGTCCATCAAACCGTAGCCGCTGCCAGCAACAACGGCCACGGCCACCAACAACACGCCAGTGTTACCCTAACCATCAAAGAAGAAACTATGGACAAACATCCATTAATTCAAAAAATAGTCAGCGTACCAGGCGTAGATTTAGATAGGCTAATTGTCTATGGACGTGGGCTAACCAGTGGCCTCCCTATGTCCACTCGCACTTGGACACCTAAAAGAACAAAAATCTTCACCGATACAGAATATAAATCAATTATAGACACATTGGAATTGAACGGTTGTGCAACTAAAGCCAACTCAAACCAAAGCGGAGACCTAACCGACTACGGCAAGCGATTAATGAAACGAATTTCCAAATTAGAACCAATCGACCAAGCCAATATCGATTTTCTAATGAAGCGAACACCAATGGAGTGGTCCACCAGCGACCCCTAAAATACCTAAATCTTGTGTGTGCGTCTGTGTGCGGCTAACCACGCCCTGCACAAATTCAGCACCAGCCGCACACCAATAGGGGGGGTGCCATTAACCATTAACCATTAACCATTAATTATTAACCCTTAAAAAGTACCTTTGCCCCCTACCCAATTTTTAGTTTATTTGGTATAATAAAGGCAATAAAAAATCTTGGTAGGAAAAGAACGTATGAGCGAAAACCTTAACAACATAACCAACTGGTGGCACACTCAAACCAAAATACAAAAAGCCAGCCTCAAACTTTTTGGGGCTGGCCTAGCCGCTCTTGTATTTCAGATATATCCACCACAACCGCCGCCCATCCACATTGCCATAATTGGTGTAGTCACCCTATCTACACTTGGGCTTTATTCAATTAGCAAGCGATGGCCTAAAGCAATGGCAATAATCATTTGTGGATTACCACTGCTACTAACTTGGTATTATTATTATGCTAATGCAATGTTGCATGATAATAATGGCACATTGTCAATGGTAGGTGCCATGATAATAATAATGTCAGTTATTGGTGATTTGATTTCTAGTCAGTTAATTGTTTGGACAGCAACACTAAATATTATCATAATAGCCATCTCAAAGAGTCTAGCTGGAGAGTTTGAAAACCTGCCTAATATTGTTTTAGACCACCAGATGGATTTTGTTTTAGTTATTGTGTTTGCTAGAAATTTTATCCTTAAACACAAAAAAACTGAAGAGGCACATAAAGCACAAGCACTTGCCGAAGATAAGGCACGGCTGGCTGAAGAAAAAGCAGAGATTGAAAGAGAAAAAGCTGAAGCGGAAAAATTGAAGCGGAAAGCTATCGAAGCTTGGACTGATGCCGTAGATAAATTTCAAAAGTCCGAAAATGCCAGACAAGAGGCTAGCCGCCTCCTTCACAGCAACAGAATCACCCTTGAAGAAGGAACAGTAGCCTCAGATGTAGTAGAAAAAAGACAGGGTTTGAAGCTGACCATATCTGCCATAGACCCTGAAACTAAAGAAGATTGCAAATATCCCATTTTAATACCACATAAAATAATAAATCAGATGAATGGCAATCTTAAATTAGACCAAGGCCATGGGTTAAAATTAACGGGCCGAGTCACATCCGAGCCTCATCCCCGATTTAAAACCCAAATTTACATTAAAGTTTTAAAAATAGAAAATATAAAACTATGACCCCCACAAGCTTTGTGGTTTTGGTATAGTTGCTATGCCAGCCAAATCACACTGACTAAGTAAATCATACTCTGTAGTGGTCAGGTTTGATTCTGACAGCAACAAATTAGTATTATTAAAAAAAACTTTTTTGGTCTCTAGGTCAATTATCAATTTTCCTAAAAACTTTTGGATATTCAACGAACATGATGCAAAATTTTTATTTAACATTTAGCAACCTCCTAACTTTGTGCTATAATTATAATTATAGCACAAAACTTGTTTTGTGCCATAAGTTAATAGCCTTATTTACAGGTCAAATAAGGCGTAGTAGACAAACACCGTATCACACGGTCCAACGTCTAAAACAGATACCAGGCTTCAACGTCTACCAGACACGCGCTACTACAACCAGCACACCAACCCCCGTTTCGGGATTGGTATCTTTCGCTTGGCTGTAGGAAAGTGCGTTTTTTACTAATTTTACCAATTTAAAATTAAAAAACCTCCCTCTGCCGCCAAGCTAGGAAGGTTTTTTACGCAGTTGGGAAACTGCTCTCATTCATTGGAAATTATACCACCATACCCTTTGGTTGTCAACCTCTAATGTAAAAAAAGTTTCCCCTGCTACAAACTTAATAAAAACAACAGTTTAGATTTAAACTGTGGATTCACGTTTATCCTGCTTTCAGCATCACTAAGCGTAATTTGGCATAATGCCACAGTTTAAATTTAAACCCCACTATTTTAATGTAGTTTGAGGAAAATATAATGACAACTATCAAAACAAGCTGCCTTTCTCATCCACCGCGTAATCGCCTCGTTTTACTCCGCGAGGATTTTCTAGCAATCTGCGAGGGCAACCATTGTGCCGCCGCCATACTAGCTGTAATGGAATACTGGACCGACTGGAAATTAGACCTCATCACCAAAAAACTCCAAAAAGCCAAGGAAGAAGGTTACGGACCTGAATCCGTAGAAGCCGAACCATGGATTTACAAATCAATCAAAGATTTGAAATTAAACGACTTAATGGGGCTTTTTGGGCGCAACAAAATTCAAGAGAGTCTTGTTTATTTGGTTGAAAAAAAATACCTTAAATGCCGTCGCAACCCGCGTTACGGCTTTGACCGCATCCACCAATATCTCCTTAACCTAAACCTAATCCAAAAAGAACTCGATAAAAATCCCAAATTTAATATTACTCCTCCCAAAACCTACAAACAAACACCTATGGATTTTCTATTTGATGATGAAACTGAAAACACCAAGCAACCCCATCCTTTAGAATTAAACAATCAGTCAGAATCCGCAGAACAAGCCGAAGAAGTTGCACAATCAGAAGATGAAAAAATAGCCATCGAATTACTAACCACCGTAGGCATCACCGAACCCGCCCTATCCCAACTCAAAAACAAACCAATAGAGCATATTCAAGGTTGGATAGAATACGCCCAAAATGAAGACCTTGAAGCTGGCTTCATCATCAAACGCCTCCGAGCCAACCACCCACCACCAGAACCACCAGAACTACCCGACCCAACCACCCAAATCAACCAGCAGGCCCAAGCCCAAATAGAGGCCCAAGTCGCAGAAGCTGAAGCAGAGGCGCAGAAGCTCCAAGCGGCGGGGGTAAACAAAGAAGATGTAGAAAACTGGCAGGCCACCCTCCAAACCCTCCAAGGCCAAATGGCAACATCAACCTTTAATACTTGGCTAAAAGGGTGTTTGCCTATTCGCCGAGATGACCAAATATTAATAATTGGCCTTAAAAGTAAAGAAGCAGTTGAATGGGTTAATGGTCGTTTATTGCAACCAATTCAACGAGCCGCATCAAACCACGGCTTAACTAATCTACAATTTGAGGTAAAAACCAATGACTCAACTTAACAATAACCTTACCTTAACAAATAGTCCCCAAACGGGTACTACCAAAACCAACCAAAAGGGGGTATAATAATAATGAACAAGCAACACCCCCCCGCATGGGGGTTAAAAAAGCTTACCCTGGCCCAAATCACAGAAATTGATAATTTAGCTATAGAATTATCACAAATCACCCAAAACACTGGCCGGGAAGCTGAACTTATTATTAAATTTATAAAAGGGAATCCGAGGGTAATAACCAAATCAATCTCAACCACCTTTAACCCAGGTACAACCCAAATAAACACACCCTAAAAACTAAATAAAACCACCAGCCCGACAGCCAATAGACGGGGTTATCCATAATAAAATAATGGATAACCCCGTTTTTACGTCCTTACGGCCCATGGTTTAAAATTAAACCATGCATGGTTTAAAATTAAACCATGCATGGTTTAAAATTAAACCATGGACGGTTTAAAATTAAACCATGGACGGTTTAAAATTAAACCATGGACGGTTTAATTTTAAACCAGCTATACCAGAGATTACACATAGACTACAAATAAGATTACAAACAAAAATAACAACAGTAAGAATTTTACTATTGTTGCTAAAAAAAATTAAAGCAGGAGTCCAAAGTGGAACGCAGTGCAACTTTGGTAAAAAAGAACCTTAACAACCCCATCACACGGCCACCACAGCCAAAACTAACCCCCCGCCAACGCGAGGCTTTATATTTTGCCGCCCTCGGTCTCACCAACAAAGGCATAGCCCGCAAAATGACCATCACCCCCGAAACCGTCAAAAAACACCTAACCGATGCCCGTATCGCCCTACAAGCCACCAACCGCACCCACGCCGTTTTCATCGCCGCCTCCACTGGCCTAATCTCCGCCCACTAAAAAAGCGTTTCCAAAGTTTGCCCGGAAAACGCTTTTTCTTTATCTCATCATATTGTCTAGTCTATCTTTTAGATGTTTCGTATCTTTTAGCCACTATTCCTAAACCTATTATTGCACCAATAACACCTGCTTTTAGTTCTACAGGTGCATTACCATCAACAACAACAACTAAAAGGCCAAGTTGGGCCAACCTAATTACCAACAAAGTCAAAAAATCAAACATAATAAAACTCCTATTTTTAATAGTTCTAATTTTTAATTAAACCAACAAATTGAAAACGGACTTTATAAATAGGAGAAGTTTTATTCTATTAATGTACAAGATAAGGGGTATATTTGATAAGGTATTGAAGAATATGATACATGTTGTTTGAGTTTTCTATATTCAAACAACTTGTATAACTGAGGAAAAGACGTAGAAAAAACCTTTGGGAAGAAAAAATAGCTTGATAAGAACGAATCTAACTCAACAAGCACACAGTGTATATCCTGTTTAATTCTAAACAGATAAGCCATAGCCTTTGGTGTAACCTCTATAGCTAAAATATAAGTTAAACCAGTAAGTAGAGCTAAGTTTAGTGCTATTGCACCTAAAAATAGACCCAAAAAAGTTGATAAACCTAATCCTTTAGGTGCTTGTGAAATCACAAATAGTGAGAGTATCAAAATCCGTATATTTAATCCTGCGAACTCTATATTAAATCTTTTTAATATCATAAAACTTAAAAAACACTTCAATAATTTCATAAGGGTATTATACACAAAATCTTTACATATTACAAAGCGTTTCCCAAGTTTTCCTGGAAAACGCTTTTTTATTCTATAAGCCTTACAGTGGTTCTTTTTAACAGTGGTATGGCCGTAAATAGGCATTTGCGGCCATGTAAAGTTTTTACTAGCCAAAAAACTTTTATCACCATTTTTTAGTTGATTAACCCTAGTATGTATTCAAATTGTAGTAAACTGGTGGAAAGTAATATCTGACAAAAGAAACTTTCCCATCTAAGTTGCCTTTTGATGTCATTTTATGGTATGTAACATATATTTCTTGATTAGGACCATACCAACCACTCTTTTCAAAAGTTTCTACACATATCCAACCGAGGAAATTCTTTTTTACAGTTATTTCGGCCCAATCATCCTTCCACCACCTACCTTCTTTATCATCATAGACTGTAATGGTTGAACCAGCAGGCAAAGAAAGTACATCTACAGACCGTGCTTCATCATTTTTATAGAGTCTTTTGATATCTTTATTTATTTGTCCTACCCGCATACCTTGAGTACACCTGTTTCCTTCACGGAACATCCATCCACCATAACTATTTCCAGCCAAACTATCAAATGTCATAATTGACATAATGGACAACAAGAAAATTATACTAATAATACGTTTCATTTACATTCTCCTTAAAACATAAGTAATAAAATAATTAGTTTTTTTCAATTTTAGAAGAATATACCAGTTTATTTGGCTAGTGTGGTATATTTCCAAAATCAACTTTAATTGAATAATACAATCTTTTAACTACCAAGTCCACCCTTCTAACTGCCAAAATCTGTTAAATACAGAAAATACTACCCTTTCGGGGACTGACATTTCCTCCCAAAATATGATACCATATCATTAGGAGGCTTTATGAACGACGAAAGAAAAATCTGGCTAGTTATCCTATTTGTATTTATCAGATTAATGAACATTGCAAACCAACCTGCTACCCAACCTTCTACCCAACGGGCCAACCCCTTCATTAGCCCCATCAATACCACCATGGCCGCTGAATCCCTCACCACCAGCCCCCTTGCCGCTCCATTAGAACAAGGCAAAACCCCCCCCTTAGTTAACCCCCCAAACAGCCCCCCACCCAAACCCAAGCTGGTCAAAGTCAAACTCGACCGCCCCCGCTTAGGAGAAACCACCATCAGCGGCCATGGCCCCGTTGGCCTCCCAATCAAAATCTACGAGGTCGCCAACACCGCAGACCTACTTTGCCAAACAACCATCGACCAAAACGGCCAATTTATCTGCGAATATATCTCCCGCCCCCTCCGCCGCACCGAGCGCGTAGCCGTAACCGCCCCCGACCTAACCAACACCCCCTACACCCGCCAAGACCTACGAAAAATCAGGCAGATTGACATCCCCACCTACGGCTACATCCTAGATGAAAAGAAGGTCCACTAATGGCTAAAGCCAAACGACTCCCACGCTGGCTTAAACGCAATGAGCGTGAAAAACTTCTAAAACTTAAAATGTCCCCCCGCAATCGAGCCATCATAACCACCTTCCTTTATGGCGGTATGCGTTGCAACGAGTTACGGATGCTGGACATCAAAGATATAGACCCCCAAGAAATGTCTATCGACATCCGCTTTGCCAAACGAGGCAAACAGCGTCTAATTCCCCTCCATCCAGAGGTAGGTGCAGCCATAGAACATTACCTTGAAAAAACAGGCCGTTTATTTCAAGATTCGGGAGCATTATTTCTCAGTAACCGCAACAAACGGATTAGCCTCCGCCGTTTGCGGTCGCTAATCAACCAACTAGGCCAAAGAGCCAACCTAAAAAAAGGAATCCACCCCCACGCCCTACGTCACACCTTTGCCGTTTCCTTAGTTGAAAAAAACATCAGCATAGAAGCTGTGCGAGACCTACTAGGCCACAGCTCCATTAGTGTTACTGACATTTACCTACATTGCACCCCTGACCGCCTCAAGGATGCAATTAACCAATTATAGAGGAACAAATGCCAACCACCGTTAAAGAACTCAAACAACAAGCTGAAGAATTGTTCCAACTAGCTCCAATGGTAGAGCGATACAACCAGCTACAAACCCAAATCGAATCTGGCTTAATTGAATTATCTTGGCAAGAACTAAACACCCCCGCCGGTGACATTTCCATTTCCACCACCACCGAACTTATCATCCCCCTCGATGTAGCCCAAAAAGCACTAGGCAGAGACCGTGCCAAAAAAATCAGCATCACCCGCACCGAAACCACCATCTCAACCAAAATAGCCAAAGCCTTTGTTGCTGAAGACCAAATCACCCCCGATGAATGGAACGAAATCAAACGACAAAGCGAGATTAAAACCATTACCCGCCTACACCTTAGGCCAAAATAAAGGAGACCTTATGCCACCAACACAACAATTCATTATTGATTTTGCCAGCGGCCCCACCCTCCCCGCCACCGCAGAGGAGGGCATAGCCATTCTAGCCATCGCCATCGCCGTTTTTGCGGGTCTAGCTGGCAACGCCCTCACCGATGCCATCAAAGATTTACCATGGCTCAAAACAGACGAAAAACAACTTATCTCTGGTCACGGTGCCAACCTAGTTGCGGCCCTTATCAGCATCGGAGGCGCTTACCTCCTAACCTACCTAGGCCCCTGGGCCGAGTATCTCGACCAAACAGGGATATGGCTCATCATCATCACCGCTTGGCCTATCGCCAAAGCTTGGTTTGAGGCCAAGAAAAAACGCCAACAGGAGCCACTCTAATGCTATCATCCATAATGAAGCCAATCCTAAACCAACTAGCCGCAGCCATAGGAGCAATCAGCCTAGTAGCCATCACCATCATCGACCTAAAAACAGACACCATCAACATTCTCCAACTAATCAACGCCCAAAATGTCCTAAGCATTTTGGTTGTTGTGGTTGTAGTAGGTGGTGGCAAATGGTTCTCTCGCGATTTCTGGCCGTGGCTTCGTGGCTACCTAGATGCCAAGCGAGAAGCAGACCACACCATCAAACTAAAAGAAATAGCCGTAGCTGCTGAGGCAGAAATGCGGTGGCAGACCGTAGTGGAACGAATGACGCACAGCTACGCCACCTTCCAAAACACATTAGGCAAAATAGAGGCCACTAACAATCAAATCCTAGAATGGATGATTGAGCTAAGGAAACCAAATGCCCCAACGACCTCCTAGAGCCTGCCCCTACTGTCCTAATCTCAACTGCACCGCCCATCGCCGCAAGCACCAGGACAAGCGACCATCAGCGGCCAAGCGAGGCTACAACCACAGGTGGCGTATAATACGCCTTCAATTCCTCAGAGCCAATCCATTGTGTGCCAAATGCCAACAAGCGGCCCAGGACGTCCACCATCTAAAGCCAATAGCTGATGGTGGCACAAACAAATGGAGCAACCTTCAGGCACTGTGTCACAGTTGCCACAGCAAAGAGACCAACCAAGAAAAACACAGAGGGGGAAGGGGGGGTGAAATTTCTAGGGCATCATTTTGCTAGACCGAGCGGGTGACAAACTTTTTACACCCGCGAATTAAACTAATTTTCATGGAGAATTATGCCAGGCAGAACACCCAAACCAACCGCCATTAAAAAGTTACAAGGCAACCCCGGCAAACGGAAACTACCTAAAAACGAACCACAGCCAGAGCGCCAAATACCAGCAATGCCGTGGGGCATGGGGGAAGAATTTAAAAAGTTTTGGAAGCAGATAGTCCCCCAGCTAGACCAGTTAGGTGTTCTTACCGCCCTAGATGGCCCCGCCCTAACAATGATGGCAATTCACTACGCAATGGCTAGGGACGCTGCCAAAACTATCAGACAAGAGGGTCAGCAAGCAGAAGATGAAAACGGAGCTTTACGCAAACACCCGCTTAACCAAGTGTTAAGAGACAATAGCAACGCTTTCCGCCAGTGGGCCGTTCAATTTGGGCTAACCCCTGCGGCCAGAGCTAGGTTGCAAATCACCGAGCCAGAGGCCGTGGACGAATACGAGGCATTTTTAGATGATTGAGTAAACTATGGCCGATATGAATTACACCGCAACTGAATATATTGACGGTGTAATGAATGAAACCACCATAGCCTGCAAATGGGTAAAACTGGCAGTCAAACGCCACTTAAATGACCTTGAGAACGGCCACCAACGTGGGCTATATTTTGATGAAGTAGCGGCCAAACGAGTAATTAAGTTTTTTTCCTTCTTACGCCACAGCAAGGGGGAATGGGCGGGTCGCCGCATAGAGCTAGAACCGTGGCAACAATTTATACTTTGGGTTGTATTTGGATGGAAAAAAGCCGATGGTAGTCGCAGGTTTAAAACAGTCTACCAAGAGGTTGCTCGTAAAAATGGCAAAAGTACCCTAGCTGCAGGCATAGGGCTTTACTTATTAGATGCAGACCGTGAGCCTGGAGCCGAGATTTACACCGTTGCCACCAAGCTAAAACAGGCTCAAATCATCCACAGCGAGGCGAAGCGCATGGTGCGCAGCTCGCCTCACCTTAAAAAAAGAATAGACGAATTTAAGGACAATCTATCAGTCCTTAAAACCAACTCCAAATTTGAGCCACTAGGCCGCGATAGCGATACGGTTGATGGTCTAAACCCCCACGGAGCAACCATCGATGAGCTACACGCCCACAAATCAGGCGAAATGTGGGACGTGTTAGAGAGTGCATTAGGCGCTCGTAGGCAACCGTTAATCTACGCCATCACCACCGCAGGCTTTAACCAACACGGCATTTGTTACGAACAACGTGACTACGTAACCAAAATCTTAGAGGGGGTTATTGAAGATGACTCCTACTTTGGCATCATTTTTACCTTAGATGAAGATGATGATTATTTTGATGAAACCAACTGGGTTAAAGCCAATCCCAATCTTGGCGTTTCAGTCAAACTCGATGATATGCGAGATATGGCCCGCAAGGCCAAGGAAATGCCAGGACGGTTAAACAACTTCTTAGTTAAGAAGTTGAATATCTGGACCAACGCTGAAAGCCGCTGGGTTAATTGGGAGAAATGGAAACGCTGTAGTGGTTTAGTTGATGAAGCTAAACTTATTGGCCGTTCATGTTGGGCAGGGCTTGACCTATCCAGCAGTATCGACATCACCGCCCTAGTCCTAGTATTCCCCGCCATCGATGGTACTGAACGGTATGACGTGCTTTGCCGCTTTTGGATACCAGAAGGCAGCGATGAGAACACCATAATCAAACGCTCTAGGAAAGACAAAGTTTCCTACGACAAATGGGCTAAACAAGGCTTTATTTCGATTACACCAGGCGATGTAATTGATTATAACCACATCTTAAAAGAATTAAAAAGCCTAGCCACAAAATTCAACATTGAAGAAATCGCCTACGACCGTTGGGGAGCCAGCAAACTCCAAACCGATTTACAAGATGCAAATCTTACAGTCGTTGAGTTTGGGCAGGGCTACGCCTCAATGAGTCCAGCAATGCGCGAACTAGAGCGGATTTACACCGCCAAACTGCTTAATCACGGCAATAACCCAGTTTTAAATTGGATGGCCTCTAACCTAGTCGCCAAAAATGATGAAGCAGGCAACATCAAACCAGTCAAACCCGACCGCCACAAAAGCAAAGTGAGAATCGACGGAATGGTATCATTACTTATGGGCTTAGACAGAGCCGTAAAAAACAAACCAAAAACCAGCGTCTACAAGACACGGGGTATAAGGGTATTAGGAGCATCATGAACCCACTCAATGCCCTAAAACGGTGGTGGTTCAACCGTTCCCACCCCTCCGACCCCAACACCGCCCGCCTATTTGGTGGTCTTTCAGAAACCAGCACCGGCTTACACGTAGACCCCAATGTAGCCCTAGCACTACCCGCCGTTTTTGGTTGCACCAAGGTTTTATCTGAAACTGAAGCCAGTTTGCCCCTAAATTTCTACAAACGTAGACCCGATGGAGGCCGAGATGAAGCTACGAGCCATTCACTCTACCCTATCTTAAAATATAGCCCCAATCCTGAAATGACCTCAATGAAATTCCGAGAGGCCATGATGATAGCCATGTGTTTGCGCGGCAATGCCTACGCAGAAATCGAATGGACACACGGAGGCCAAGTCAAAGCACTATGGCCCCTACGGGCTGACAAAATGCAGGTTAAGCGGGTGAACAGGGAACTGGTCTACTTATACGACCTCCCCAATGGCCCCATCGCTCAATTACCCGCCTACCGAGTGTTACATATTCCTGCCTTTGGCGATGCCTTAATGGGCTTCAACCCCATTGAATGGGGAGCAGAGACAATGGGCCTTGCGTTGGCAGCCGAGCAATTTGCTGGCAAATTCTTCAAAAATGGGGCAACCCCAAGCCTTATTTTCTCTCACCCTGGTGAATTGGGAGACCAAGCTTATACCCGCCTGCTAAAATCAATTGAAAATTTTATGTCAGGTCTTACCAATGCCCACCGCATTGCCATCCTTGAGGAAGGTATGTCAGCTAAAGCAGTGGGTATCAGCCCCGAAGCGGCTCAAATCCTCAGTACCCGCAGTTTTCAAAAACGAGAAATCTGTGGCATGTACCGTGTCCCACCGCACATGGTTGCAGACCTAGAACAAGCCCACTTCAATAATATCGAACATCTAGGCATGGGCTTTATCGCCTATTCAATGTTGCCTTGGTTTGTTCGCATCGAGACTCAAATAGCCCACTCCCTCCTATCAACCGCCGAGCAAAAAGAGTACTTTTGCAAACACAATGTAGATGCAGTTCTACGCGGCGATACCAAAACCCGCTATGAAGCTTATGCCATAGGCCGCAATTGGGGCTGGCTCAGTGCCAACGATGTTCGCAAAAAAGAGGATATGAACCCCATCGAGGGTGGAGATACCTACCTAAACCCCCTCAATATGATTCCCGCTAATGAGACCCGTTTTGGTGGCCCAAACTACCAAAACCGCTTCAATCCCACCCCAACCAGCACCAGAATCGCCTACAACGCCCGTCAAGCGGCTGGTAAACGCCAAAAAATAGCCCAAAACCAGATAAATATCTTTGAAGGCCGCTTCAAATCCATCATAAATGCTGAAATCAAGGCGGTCCGCAAGGCACTGGACAAGCTCCACCAGCGTGATAGTAGCGATTTTTCCTTATGGCTCACTGAATTTTATCAAGGCCACAAGGAGCTTTGGCTTCAAAAAACGCTGCCATTATTCCGAGCCTACGCCCAAACCATTGGCCTAACCATAGAAAAAGAACTAAATGGCGACTACCCCCTCGATAGTATCGCCCAATTTTTTGAGCAATACGTGGAATCATTCGCCAATCGTCAAGCCGATGAGAGCCTTCAGCAACTCATCGCCTTACTACGCCAGGCGATTGATGAAGAAACCGACCCCGTTCCCCTCATCGAGGAACGGCTGGACGGTTGGGAGGCCACTCGCTCCGAACAACTAGCCCACAACGAATCATTTAGAGCATGTAACGCCATCGCCAAAGCCTTTTTTATTGCCGCAGGCGTTACCCGCCTTCGTTGGATAGCCACTGGCGACAATTGTCCCTACTGCAGTAGTCTCGATGGTAAAGTAGTTGGCATCCAGTCCAACTTCTTAGGCAAAAATATAGATTTTCAACCCGATGGAGCGGACAAACCCATCAACGTCCGCAGTAATATCGGCCACCCACCGCTCCATAAAAAATGCGATTGTATGATATCAGCTGAGGTATAGATTATGAACGAACAAATAAATCAACTACTAGGTAAAATCAAACAGATAAACATATTAAAAATCCAACCTGGTGATACTTTGCTTATTGGTGTACAAGAAGATGAATCTATCGATGTAATGAACCATATTAAAGCCGCATTTTCAGAGGTTTTTCCCGATAACACAGTTTTTGTAGTTGCAGGCCAAGTAAATTATCAGGTAATTGAGAAAGCAAACGGGGGGACTAATGACCAAACGGAACAACACTAATGAAATTGAACGCCGCTTCACCACCAGAGCCGTAGGTTTTGAAGCTGAAGGCAAAAAAATCTATGGTTACGCCGCAGTATTCAACCAAGTCAGCGAAAATCTAGGCGGTTTTGTGGAAACAATCGCCCTCCGAGCCTTTGAATCTGTATTAAATCAGGATGTTAAAGGGCTTTTCAACCACGACCCCAACTACATTTTAGGCCGCACCCTAGCCGAAACCCTCCGTTTATTTGAAGATTCAACGGGCCTAGGCTTTGAAATTGACCCGCCAAACACCCGAGCTGGGCAAGATGTACTTGAATTAGTCAAGCGGGGAGACGTTGACCAAGGCAGTTTTGGCTTTAATGTTGGCCTCGATGGAGATACGTGGACCCCACCAGCCACCTCCGATGACCTTCCCACCCGCACCATCCTAAGAGTAAAACGGCTTTACGATGTCAGCCTAGTTACCTTCCCCGCCTACCCACAAACAACCGTCCAAGTACGCTCCCGGGCTCAAGAGTTTTTACTACCACCAGAAACCAATGCCACAGCCGTAGCCGCTAGGCTACAGCAACAACGGCGCTTAGAAATAGATTTATTAGAATTAACAGTTTAGGAGAAAAATTATGGCTAATAAATACAAAGATTTATTTGAAAAACGCAGCACCTTAATAGTAGAATTACGTCAACTAGCAGAAGCCGATGAACTTGGTGCAGAAGACCAAGAAAAATTTGATAAAATCAAGGCCGAAATCAGAGGCATCAATGACAAAATTAAACGGATGCAAGAAGTCACGGGTTTTGAAGAAGAATTACGCCAAGCGGGTCTACCTGGCCCCTTGGCAGGTCAATCCGATGACCCCACACCCCCAACACCCAATGATGCAGATAAATATTTTGAGCGTTTTATCCGTTACGGCCAACAAACAGAATTAAGAAACCTTCAAGCTGATAGTGACCCAGCTGGTGGTTATTTAATTACACCAAAGCAATTTGTAAAAGGCATCATCAAAGGCATTGATGATACATTATATTTAAGGGGTTTGGCTACTATTCACACCCTGGAAGGAGCTACCAGCTTGGGCATGGTCACTTTAGAAAACGACCCCTCCGACCCCGACTGGACACCTGAATTAAAATCTGGTTCAAAAGATGAAGATATGGAATTTGGGGAACGGGAACTAAACCCCCACCTACTTTCCAAAATGATATTAGTTTCAGAGCGGTTATTACGGCACCGACCTGACATAGTAAACTATGTACAAGAAAGATTAGCTTACAAATTTTCTACGACCCTAGAGAATGTTTATATGAATGGTAATGGGGTTAGAAAACCACTAGGTATTTTTGTACCTAGTGCTGATGGGATTAGTACCAAACGCGATATTAGCACTGGCAACACCCCTACCGCCGTAACCTTTGACGGTTTGACCAGAGCCAAATTCAACCTAAAGCCTCATTACCGCTCAAAAGCCACTTGGATATTCCACACCGATTTATTAGTTCAAATCGCTTTAATTAAAGACAAAAATGACAACTATATTTGGCGTGAAAGCACCCGCCAAGGGGAGCCAGGCACAATATTAGGCATAAACTACCTAGAAAGTGCTTATGCTCCTAGCGATATTTCAGCAGGAAAATACGTTGGTATACTAGGCTATTTCAAAAACTACCACATTGTTGATTCCCTTAGTATGCAAATCAAGTGGTTGGGAGAACTGTACACCGAAACAAACCAAATCGGCCTCAAAGCCCAAATGGAAACCGATGGTCAACCTGTTTTAGAGGAAGCCTTCACCCGCATAAAACTTCCCACTGCATAGTTTAATTTTAAACCATAGGAGAATATTATTATGAACATATCAACCCACACAATTACTGAAAAACTAGCCGCTACCCAAGCCACTGGCACAGATGATTTTAATAGTGGCATTGTTGACACCCAAAACTGCGAAGGCGTTCAATTTTTCGCCTCGGTGGGTGCAGCTGCCGCAGACACCGGCGTAAAAATCCAACAAGGCGACCAACCCAACTTATCCGATGCCATCGACCTCCCCGACACCCTCACCCTCAGCGATGGCACCCAAACCGACTTTGTTGTAGACGTTTACCGTCCCACCAAGCGTTATTTGAGAGTAGTGGTAGTACGCCCAACCCAAA